ACCAGCAGTCGCCGCTTGTGCCGAACGGTAGAGAACCGCAAGAGCGTTGCTCGCATCGACACCAGCCGACACGATGTCGTACAAGGCTGTCGCCAACTCTGTCGAGGTCTGGGGCAGGGCCGTTGACATCTGCCGCACTGCCTCTGTCATCTCTGCAAACTGTTTCTCCGACTGACCCATCAGCGTGTTCGTCTCGCGCATCTTGTTCTCGAACCCAGCGAACGCCTGGAACGAGCGACGCGCGACGATGACGAACCCAGCGGTGGCGGCTGTCAGACCGAGCCAGTTCTGCTTCAATGAGTCGAGCGCCCCACCTGCTCGCTTCGCAAAGCCCGTGGTCTGCTTCTCAGCCGTCCCCATCTTCGTCTTGAGGTCACTGATGTCGGCACGCAGTTGTATGATCAGTTCGGCAATGTCGGCGGGCATAGTTACTTACCTTTCCCTAGTTCCGCGAGCTTGGCGATCTTTTCCTTACCGCTCTGGGGTGGCTGGGGAGAACCCCCGCTCCTCAGCTTATCTGGCGCGTGGAGGGCGGTCGCAACACGCAGTGCTTCGGTGCGAAGGTTCTCCTGTGAAGCCATAAAGTATGCCTCTAGCTTGTCAAGTCCGTACTCGTGGATGACGGCTCGCTCGTTGTGTCCTCTGGCGATGAGTCCTTCGACGGCCCGGACGAGTTGCCACTCAGTGTCATCAGGAGTGCCAGCTCCCGCAGTGCTTGGTTCGCCGGGCCGAACAAGTTTTTTAGATGGTTGAGATTCTGGCGCACGATGGTCAGAGCAATCAGAGTCGCATCGCCTACCGGGAGACTACCCGCCTCATCTTCTGGTATACCGAGCGTGACACCGATGTACCTGGGAAGGCGAGGAGCAATCACCTTCACAAGTGACATCGGGTCCTTTTGGAACTTGTCCATACTCAGCCCGGCCTTGACTAGCGTCTTTGCGGTGTCCTCGATGTCGTCGGTCAACTCTATCACCTGTGCCAGAGTCCACGGTCGTATCACATGACCGCCGATCTCCTGGTCAGGTACCAGTGTGTTGACTCCTGGTTTCTTACTCTGTTCCATCGTACGCCCTCCACGTGTTGGTTGTGACCTACGCTACGACTGTGTCGCCTCGTTGGTCGTCTTGTCAATCAGGATGAACCACGGCTCGCTGGGGTGGTTCTCCGCGTCTTTCAGCACTTCCATCTCGAACGGGATCTGTCCCCACTCCTCAGTGATCCAGGGGATGTCACCCGAAGGCTTGATCTTGACCCTCCAGATCTCGAGCTCGTATGTCGGGCCAACTGCCGGCGCCCCTACGAAACGCACGTAGCCCTCGATGGTGCTGTCAGACAGCGCAGACACCTTCGGGTATTCGGTCGCATCGTAGTTGTAGTCCACGAGCAGAGCCTGCGCGTCACTGATCGAGCCGCCCGGGATTGCCCGGATGCGACCGATCGAAGCGTCCACCGCGTAGTCGGTGTCGGCGACATACGTCACCGTCCCCGTACTGTCGGTGACGTTGACTGCGTGGACATTGCGCTTCGACAGAGGCACCCACTTGCCCAGCCGAGCCGTGATCGGTTCGTTGGTCTGGTGGCCAGTGACCTGCGTGTAGCTGGCTTCGCCACCGTCATTCATCAGAGCGAGCTTCAAGTTCTCGCGCGCGTACTCATCGAGGGTGAACGTCCCCGTGAAACCGATCGAGGTGTCCACGCTCTTGTCCTTCTCACGTATGCCGCTCATTGACTCATAGTGATCGAGCGACTCGATCGAAGGTGTCAGAGTGAACGCGGGAGTGTTGCCGAGATCAATCTCGCCCGTCCGATTGCCATCTGAGTCGAGGCGGTCGAAATAGACCTTGCCTTTTCCCAAGATATAGTTGTCGGTATCGGGACCGAAACGTGACATACAGTCACCTCCCTTAGTAGTTGATTTGCGAGAACGGGTCCTTGTACTTCGTCAGGTACCGGATCTCCAACCGCATGGTCAGACCACCCAGACCCAGGATAGTATCGTCAGACTCGTCCTCAAGGATGACGTAGAACTTATCCGAGCCGACCTCTCGACACGTTGCTCTCAGCGCCCGAAGGGAGCTTCCGTCACTGTAGAGTCGCATCTTGATTTTGGCGCGAAGGTTCTCCGCCTGTTTATGATAGTCTCTGCCTTGACACCAGATTCCAATGTTCGCCGAGATGGTACCCACCTCGAGCCGGTTGCGTTGTTCGATCGTCTCTGTGTCATCCCACACGAACCCCAGCGGGTACACGGCTGTGTCCTGGTCGATGACAGTCGGTGGCCGACCTTCGACCATCTCAGGCTTGAAGTCTGCCACACTCTCAACGTCTGCGACGAGCGCATCCATCACTTCGATCTTCACACTGTCAGCCACGTTGTAGCTCCTTGATAATGTCACGACCGATACGCCGCTGTACCCACTGTACCCGCTCACGTGTATCGACGCGAGCCGTGACGACGACCTTCTTCTTCAACACGAACAACGGGGTCACGTCCCCGAACGTCTGCCCCGCACTCTTTCCTCGCTGACGAACACGCTTGCCCATGATGAGCAGGTTCCCTGCCTTCGACTTCATCACAAACGTCTCGCCGAACACACCACTACGCGCCCCACCCCGCGCGACCCCTGCCTTCGTCTTGGCGGCGTCGAGGGGGATGGTCAGATATTTCACGTTCTTCGGCCGTATGGTCGTGCGCTTCCCCCGCTTGCCGATGTGTACCCCGGCGTAGGCAGTACCCGCAGTGACGCCAGCCGTGATCGAGTTCCCGACGACCGTGGCCCGCTTCGCCTTGATCTCTCTGCGCAGTCTACCAGTACGAGCCGATACCGTCTTGCGGCTGGTCGGCCCTGACAGGTCCTGCACCCGGATACGGCTGACCAGTAGAACCACGTGCAGACTCATCACCTTCTTCGTGGCACGCCTGACGCTCTTGACGCCCCACTTTTTGATGAGCCGCTCTAGGCTCTGTTTGCCGAGCACATTATAGTTCAGCACCGTACATGTCCTCTTCCGAGAGGGCTGAGTCGTCTGGCGTCACCGCGGCCAGATAGTCATTCGTCTTGAGCCACTGCGCGGCTGACATACCGATCGTGTACTGTCGCCCGCTAGCCATCGTGATCTGTTTAAACGTACCGCCAGTGTCGATGACCGCGAGCAGTTCCTGTTCTTCGTCTTGCGTCAGTTCTTTGGGCATCAGTCGTTCTCCAGTAGGTGCTGGGTCAACATGCGAACGTCCTTCTGCGTCTGGTTCGCCGTGTCGAGTATCGCCTGCCGTTGACCCTTCGCCTCATCGAGTCGAGTCTCTACTAGCTTGTGTCTCTCCTCGCACAGGTCCTTCCTCACGTACTTCCCGTTGCCGTTCCCTAGGTTCGCGTCTGCCACCTTACCGTTCACGAGTTTCAGGATCAGCTGGGCACCCTCTCTCACTACGATACCGAATAGCGTGGCGACGAGCGCGATGATTGCCGCCGTGACCGGATTGATACCTTCCACCTCGACCTCCTCAGAGCGCGTAGTAACGATGACGGTCGAGTGCCGCCTTAGTGTCTGACAGCCACTCATCCACCTCCATCTTAGTCAGCGTACCGTCCGGTGCGGTCACAGACACGAGGCCCAGATCCTGCCGGCGGTTGAACTCGTATGCGCACTGTTTCATCAGCGGGCGCGTCAGCACTGAGGGCATCGTCGCCGCGTTGGTGATGTCCTCGTCGTCCAGGTAGTCAACCGCCAACGCGATCACATCGTCGATGATACTCGTCAGCACCGCATCGTAGTCGGTGACGCTGTTGAGCTTCTGGATGTAGTTCGATTTGAGTGCCGCCACCGTGATCGAAACGCTCATCGCAAGACTCCTCTCCGAAGCAACCACCGCGCCCGGGCGTCATACGTGTGTGACTGCTTCACGACCTCGTGGCCGCGCTTGGCAATCGCCTCACGCTCGTCGGGGTGGTTGATGTAGTGTCGTATCTTCTCAACGCAGTCGTCAGCCGACTCGTACGTGTCGAGGTGGGCGCCGGGTTTAAACAGATCAAGGAGGTGGTCTGTCTTGTTCGTGAGCAAGAAAGTCCCGGCGCCCAGTGTTTCGTATGTCCTGTAGTTGAGGTCGATACTATGGTTGCGGTTGAGGTGAATGCGGTAGCCTTGTATCGCACGCACCATCGAGTCGCCCAGTACCATAATGTCAGTGTGTATAGGCACCTCGCGCATCATCACGTTGTCGTAGAACTCGCGACGACCTCTGACCCAGTTCCCACAGAACCCGACATCATGTCGCTTGCGGATGTCGGCGTTCGGGCCGATGAGATCAGACGGGTACGCGTTGGGCATCCAGAGCGCCCGATCACCGAACTTGTCAACGTGCGCCCCGACTGAGCATAGCACCATGTCGAACTGGTACGTGTCACACTCACGCAGGTGTCGCTTCAGCGCCACGTGACTGTCGATACACCAGAACACTTTAGGGACGTTGATGTGCGTCAGTGTCTTGGGCAACCACTCGAGCATGCCGTAGTTCTCGAGGACGAGAACCGACGAGGCCTGCGCGATGAGATCGTTCCAACAGTCAAACGACTCGTAGCCCAGACCTGTCACCTGAGACTTCACACCGAGCCGGGTGAACGCGCGTGCCAGACATTCGCACTCACGGTACCGCAAGTTCGGTCGGTGCTTGCCCTTGCTCTGTACTATCAGTAGCATCGTATCTCCGTTACGTCTGGCAGTTGACTCGTGAGCAGTACCATGTGAGAGAACATACGATCGATCGATTGACGCAGGGAAGCCGACAACCCCTCGAAGTTACTTGCGCGCGGCTTGAACTCGAACGGTCTGTACTGGCCGACGAACTCCCTCAACTGTCGGCGCACGCTCGTCTTGGCTATCGCCTCGTACCGTACGAACATGATCGAGTAGTCACGCGCGTGGTGTGACAACCACCCCTGCAGATGTTCGTACAACTGGTACGCGTCATACTCCTCTTGCAGGTAGCTCTCGAGCGACCACGACTTGCGGGTTCCCAGATAGTTCACGTTGCCGTTCACGTTCTGGCAGTGTGTGTACGGCGCCTTCATAAACCCACGGTGGAAGAACGACAACAGCTGATTGCGAGGATCACCGAACACGTACAGCACTCGATCACCAGTAGCCGGGGCGCTGGGCGAACGGGTGTGTGCGCGAAGTCTACTCTCGCTCCAGTTCGGTCGGCCCCACTCCTCGATCGCGTAGGTACCCGTGCCGCCAGTCGTGATGAGATGCAACTCGCTCATACCTTCTCCAAACGTCCGATCGTTGCGAGGCTCACACTTTCCACTTCGGTACTCCCTGCACGTTGTAGGCCTGACCGCAGAACTGAGACGGGTGAAGGGTCGGCACCGTGAACGGGTGCCCACCACGACCAGGAGCGGTGCTCTCGTCGTGAACGAACGTGTCACCCTTCACACACGGCCATATCGTATCGGCGAGGAACTCCTGGTCGCTGAACGGTAGGTGTCCCACCCGCGGCTTGCTGTTCGCCATTGGTGTCGTCAACACGTACTGCAGACGCGCGTCGAACTGCTCACGCAGGTCTGGTACCATCTCACGTACGGCCGCCGGCACACAGCCCCATAGACCGCCCATGAGCGGTGCGGTGTGTGAGCGGTGGTCCCTGATGACGTGAACCGGACAGTCCGACTGCAACCACTCGAACACGCACACAGCCTCGCGGTCGCTGGGCCGACTGTCGGTGTCGCGGAACAGTACGTGATCAACCCCCTCGTCAAAGAGGGCCGCAAGTCTCCAGTAGAGCCCGACCCTACCGGGAGGACCCTCCGGGCCGTCAAACGAGATAGCACCCCCTCGCTCCTCGATTTCCCGACCCAATTTGACCATGTTGGGGGGTCGTCGTGGATCGAGATAGAAGCGGTACTCCCAATCGGGGTAAAACCTCTCACGTAGCACGAGGTTCGAGATGGCCCCACGTGTGTACACTGGGTCGTCTCCCCAGACAGAGAATGCGATGATATTCTTACCCGACATATCCTGCCTCCTTCAAGTTGGCGGCGATGCCAGTTGCGATCTCCTCAACCAGTTTGTAGCCCTTGCCTTGGTGCATCTTCACGGCGTTTAAACGTCTCCAAGTTTCGTCGCGTTGGTCGGCGGGCAATTGACTGTTGTGTTCGTGTCTGATGTGAACGTCCTCGAGGTACCGGAGCAGGCCGCACTTCTTCCCCACGACCTGCCACACTGTGTCGATCATGTCAGCCCGGAACTCTGGCGCCATGAACGGTCGGCCCGTAGCCCTGACGAGGGGCCGCGGAACGACGAGGTGTACCGGGAGTTTGCCGTGCTGAATGTAGTCGTCATCGCCGAACACGATCGCCTTCCCTTCGGCGTTGTTCATCTCGTTGACGAACCGCACGTCCCACCCTTCGCTGGCGAACACCATGTCATCGCCGAACATGCTCACGGCCCACTCGTCTCCCCCGCGTATGGTTCTGTCGAAGCAACGGTTGTACAGATTGGCGAGGTGCGGCTTGCCCGTGTCGAGTACCCACTCAACCTGCGAACTCACCTTACACACCTTCACGGCGTCGAGCGACTCCTGGTCGCCAACGTCGAGGACGAACACCACGTGCAGGCGGTCGGGGCTGGTGGCTGTCTCCTGCATCGACTCGAGGAACTTGGTCAGCCTGTCCGGTCGTCCGCGTGACGGTAGGAATATGTTGATACCTTCGATCATAGTCTGAACTCCTGTATCGATTCGAGGTACGGTCGAGTGATCAGCCCGTCCCACCCGTCGAGCAGGGCTCCCAGGTCGAACGCGATACCACCCAGCGACCGAACCACCTCGCAGTAGATCTTCCCTAGCCCGCCGGCACCCACGAGGAACAAGCGACCGTTGAGTGGTGCCTGTCGATGAAGCGAGTCACAGATCTCGTTGTACCTGTTCGGGTAGTGTGGCGCCCCTTCCCAGGCGTCGATGTACTTCTGCAGTCCGCTGTTGTCTCGTTTCCAGAGAAAGTACTCAGGCTGTAGCAGTTCCATACCCACGTGTTCGAGGTTCGGGAAGCGGTCGTGTAGTTTCTCTCGTAGTCTGGGCCGGCACGTGATCAGGTCAACGTGTTCACGGTTCCCGAGGATCTCTTTCAACGTACTCCAGCGACGCCACAGGGCGAGGACATCGTGGAAGTGGAACGTGATGCCGTTGGGCAAGTGCTTGTTCACGAACTTGTCCACGCCCCGCCACTTCGGGTACGAGTACGCCTCGCGGAACGAGGGGATACCCAGGAATGTGCAGTGTTTAAACGCCTCGAGGATCCTCGCGCCGAGCCCCATCAGATCCGCGTGCTTGATTCGACCGACTCGTTCGGCACCGAACCACCTGCGGAACTTGTCGATGAACTCGACATCATTGTGACTGGCGCCGACGACATGCTTGCACACCTCGTACTCACCGTCACCGAACCGCAAGAGGGTGAACGGCGTACCATCGTCTAGGCGAGAGAGGAGCGCCTGATCAAGTTGTTCTGGCTTGAGCCATGTCAACGCCATTACAGTCTCCACGTCATCGGTTCGTTCCGAATGTGCGAGCGAGTGTTTAGCCCCGCCCACCCATCGAACAGACTACCCACGTCGAGCGCAACACCGCCGCGCTCTTTCACCATCTGGGCGTAGAGCTTACCCAGACCACCTGCCCCGATGAGAACCACCTGACCCGGCTTGCATACCACGTCGAGCCACTTGGGGATCTCCAGGTACAGTGTCGGGTAGTGTCTCTGCCCGTTCGCCATGTCGGGTCCCATCTGCGGTCGCTTCTGCGGTGGCAGGTAAAACATCTCGACACGTTTCAGCCCGTGACAGACTCGCTTCAGTTCCTTACGGACGTTACGGCAGGTGATACAGCACAGAGTCTCGACACCAGCCAACAACTTGGGAAGGTAGCGGCGCCTCTGCAACCACAACACGGCGTCCATCCCGCAGACCTTCTGACCGTTGATCAACTGGTACCGCTTCATGTACGGTTCGACGCTCCGCCAGTTCGAGTCCATCTCGTGGTGTCGTCGCTCTGGCAGACCTACGAGGTCGCAATGCTTCACACTCTCACGCATGTTGTCGGCGAGCGTCACCAGTTGGGGCATCGACATACCGTCACTGCCGAACCACTTGTCAAGCCGGGCGCGATACTTGTGGAGGGGCGTCCTCTCAGGGAACCCCAACACCAGACCCTCGCCGTCACCGTACCGCGCGAACATGTACGGGCGACCACTCACGACAGCCTGCCGCATGTGTGCGATCGCTTCTTCGTGTTTCAGACGGCTCATAGTGACTCACCCCACCGGGACAGGGCTCGCATGACCTGCCCCACCTTCAAACGTGACATACACTGCGGGTCCCTGCACTTCTCGAAGTCACCCACGTACTGACACGGTACACATCCCAGGTCTGCCCGGACGATGGTCGCCGTGTGGTTCACTGGTCCGTTCTTCGATACGATACTGCCACCGAACAGCACGGTCATGTTCACCTCCAGGGCGTCTGCTATGTGCATCAGCCCTGTGTCAGTCGTCACGAAGTGATCGACCTCACCGCAAAGCACTCGAGCCGTCTCGAGGATCGAAAGCTCTCCGGTCAGGTCGAGGTCGAGCTTGACCCCCGCCAACTCACCCTTCGCACCTACCCCGACGATCGACACACCGTACCGCTTGCGCAAGGCACTGGCGAGTTCGTTGAAGTGGGGCCAACACTTCGGGCCGCGCATACGCGCGAAGCCCCCGTTGCACAGGGCTACCCACCTGTTGCGGCTGTCGAACGCCCGGGCGACACCCGCGGGTAGAGAGTCGAGTCGCTTCACGTACTGCAGTGGCGTCTCGCCCTTGTACCCGAACCCCATGCGGGCGATGTTCATGTAGTAGTCCATCTCGTGTACCAGTGACGCCCGCCAGTTGATACGGTGACCTGTCGTCGGGTTCTTCGTCTCGAAGAACTGCAGGGCGGCTGACCCTTCGCTGTGGCGTGAGTAGAACCACCGACCGTACTTGCGGGGGTTGAGTGCCTGCGATGGGTACCGCATGATCTTACCCACGAACGGCGACGACTCAACGAGGTCGAGTATCGCCGGCGTGCGTGAGTCCGACCAATCACCATCGATGACCATATCAACCGTGCCGCTGTCAGTCATGCTCGCCATCGCTCTCAGTGCTGGTGTCATCAGCACCCAGTTTCCGATTCCGTTTTTGAAGTACGCCACGGTGGAATCCATACTCACCCTTCTCCTTAGACCGTGACTTGTTTCGGCGTGCGGGGATTTTCTTTGACCTGCGCATTCGGATCCTCCGTGAAGAATGGCGACAACACCTCACGCAAGTACATGTGGAAGCAGTAGAGATCCTCCAACAGGTACACACGCATACCGGCTCGCTTCACCTTGTCGTAGTAGTCAACGTCAACGTGGAAGAAGCTGTCGGTTTTGAACCGACCAGCCCGCTCCCAGGCACGACGACTCGTCAACATGAAGAACCCGGAGAAGCGACACCCTCGCGTGTCGGTGTGGTCGTGTATGGTCCCCTTCCTGGTCTGCCACAACTTGCGGGCGAACTCCCGATGATAGTGCATGTCGAAGTTGTCCGGGTCAACACCGGGAGCCACCTGAGTCTTGCACCCGATACGGTTCGTGAAGCAGGTGATGAGGCCCGCGCGGTCGCCCACACGATTGATTGCTCGACAGCAGATCTCGTGCCAGTGTGGGTTCATGATCATCACATCGTAGTCGAGGAACACTGTCCATCCGTCATCGGGCAGTCGTTCCATCTCACGGTTGTACGCGCGGCCAATCTGCTGACCCTCTTTAAACGGTACGACGACCGGGAGGTGTCTACCCATGTAGCACCTCCTCGACCGCTCCCCAGAATGTCGTCGGGGCTTCTGCGAGGACCTGAGACAAGTCGTTGCGGTCGTAGTCCCAGCTGGCGTGTCCTACGTTGTCGTTCACGATGGGTTCACACCCACACAGCAGAGCCTCGAAATAGATTCGCTCGCCGGCCCACTTCTGGCGAGGCTGGTGCAACATGAACTCGCACTGCGAGTACACTGCCGGCATGTCAGTCGTCGGCACTTTCTTGTGATGTCTGACACGACCCGCTGGCAGAGGTGCCTGGCACTGGCCAAGGAGAAGCAGGTCACGCCGCGGGTTCTCGTCCAGGTACTTCTCTAGCACCTTCGGGTCTACCTTCTTCAACGCGGGGACCAGTGTCAGCCCCTTCTCACGCTCGACGCCCTTCACAGGACCATAGATGTCCGGGTTCATCGCGAGAGGCAGACAGATAGAACGAGCGGTCGCCTCCCACCCAAGTGACGCGCCGTGCTCGTCTCGATGTCGTGGCGAGATGAACACCACGAGCGAGGCGTCGCGGAACAGGGGACGCGAGATGTTTAAACGGCGTAGTTCCCGATAGTCGTGTTCGTACTTCACGTACGGCACACGCTTCTCGTGTAGGAACTGTCGTATCGTTGTGAGTTGCGGGCCGCTGAACTCGAAGCAGTTGTTGACGATCACGATGTCAGCCTGCTCGAGTGCGCGAGTGTCAAACAGCGAAGGGGTGACACCGATGATGTCGTACCCGATGTCCTCGCCTACTCGCACGACCTCATAGTTGCTGAGTTCGGCACCGCCGACCTTGCTGAAGTCTTGTATCCACGCGACACGGTAGCCGACCGAATCCTCACGGTAGCCGGCTCCTCGTGTCAGGTAGGTCGGAGCGCCGGAAGGGGGTGAGGCGGGGGCGCGGCCAGTATGGGTGTCGCGAGTGAGTGAGTCTGACTCGCCCCCTGCCTCTGATGGTACCTCAACAAGTCCCAGTGAGGACAGCTCCTGAGCTTTGGCTTCGTCGTAGAAAGCGAAGTCGCCAAGGTGTCGCCGCATGTTTTCGTCGATGACCTTGCACTTAACAAAACCGCCACCCATAGAGCCGCCCTCCATGGTTAGTGCCGCCGCCTAGTCAGTGACTAGGAGGTAGCATCGTTGAGTATCGCGAACGCAATCGGCACAGCCGGCTTCCCGTCCATCCTGGCGACGAACCGGATACCCGTCTCGTCGTACTCGAAGCGCGAGTGGATTGACGTGTCAATCGTGAGAGACTGACGCGGGGTCCACAGGTACATCGAGAGGTCGCCCAGGATCAGGTCGCCCTGATCACCCAGCGCCGGGACATTCCGGGTCCGCATGACAGGGTACGAGATCATTGACGGGGGATGCAGAGGCTGGCCGCTGAACACCGCATAGTCCGACATGAAGATCGGGCGCTGGTTGGTGTCGCGGAGTGCCATGAGCGTGTTCTGTGTGGTCTTGCGAGTCAGCCACGTCAGATCGGTAAAGCTCTCGTCGATAGCGTTGTCAAGGTTCACAACGTCCGTGTAGCCGATCGTCCCTGCGGCCGCGCGAGGCACAATGTTCACGCTCGGGTCGTTGACAATCCCCATCGGCTGACCCACGCCCGTGCCGGCGATGATGACCCGCTCCATCTCGTACTGGAACGCACGGGTGAACAGACCCGTGATGTAGTTGGTCAGGTTGATCATCGAGTCGGCGATCAGTTCGTCGGTCATGTAACACAGGCCGATGAGCTTCTGCGCGGTGAAGGTCAACTGCTGGAACTGGGGCTTCGTCTTGGTTTTCTGCTCTGCCTCATCTGCCCAGTACAGAGTGATACCACCGAAGTACGAGCCAGCCGCCTGTACCAGACGCGGGATCTTGAGGACGTTGCTCGACATCGGCAACTGCCAGACCCGCGAGAGGATGGGCGACTGCTGGGTGGCGAACTCAATGACGGTCGCCGCGTACTCGACAGGCACAAGGACACCACCATCCGCCGCCACGCCTTCCGACATGCCCGCGGCCTTGTACTCCTCGAGGCACCGCTCGTTGTACTCCTTGATGTCAACACCCGCAATCTGGAGTTCGTGCGGCTGGAAACGGCACTTCATGATCGTCACGAAGTCCTTGACAGAATCAGACAGCTTGAGCCACGGGCCACCCGCGTTCAGCAAGTCCTTCGCCATCATGATCGAGTTCGCCTTGATACCAGCGCGACCCTCGAACCGATACGACTTGCGGAAGTAAGAGGTGTCCACAACACTGTCGCCGATACCCTGCAGTTCGCTGTCGCCAAGCGACGAGGTGGGGAACACCGACTTCTGGCCGGCTTCCTTGATCTCTGCCTTGAGCGAGTTGATCTGTTCTGCGGTCGCGTCCTTCACGGCCTCGATGCAGATCCCCTTCAAGTCATCGACAGTGATCTCCTCAGGGGCTTCCTGCGGATCGACAACGGGTTCCTGAGTTTTCTTTTCGTCAGGCTTCATACTATGATACCCGTCCTTTTGCTTTGTCGATCTCTGCCCGCACTGCCACGGTCGCAATGTCCTTGACGGCGCCGGCGAGATCGTTACGTGATTTGAGTCCAGTCACCCGAACGCCCTTGCGCTGGGATGCTGGGGCTGTCTTGGTCTGCACCAGCTTGAAGCCCTTGACGGGCGAAGCAGGTGCGGGGGGTTCCTCGGCGGAGGCCTCCGGTTCGTCATCGACTCCCCCTTCTGGGTCGGTGACTTCCTCCTCCGAGTTCGGGGCGGCTGGCGGGTCATCGCCTTCGGGCTGTTCCACAGCCTCCCCTGCCGATGGTTCGTCGTCTGTGTTTCCCTGGGTCGGCTGTTCCACAGGGGCAGACGCGTCATCCCCGTTGACCTTCGTCGCCAAGTTGAGCACGGCAGTGTCGAGGCGCTCCCGGAGGGACTTACCCTCCTCCTCGTTGAGTGCGGTGATCTCCTCAACTAGGTCAACTGCATAAGGCTCGAGAAGGGTGACGAACTCCTTGACGAGCTTTTTGACTGTCTTGGCGTCGCTCGCCCCGAACAGCTCGTGGACAAACGACTCGAACAAGATGAACATGGCGCGGTAGTTCACCTCGACCTTCGCATACTCCAGAGCCTTCGCCTCTTTCGAGGCAGGCTCGAACTTGATACCGTTGTGACTCTCGCAGTGCTTCTTCGCGGCCGACACGCTCCAGTTCTCTTTCGGGTACCGGAACGCCTGACGCTTCCACGAGCCGCCCTGCTTCTGGTATATCACATCGTACTTCTTCCCGTCATGGTCACCTTCGCCGTTGCGACGACGAGTCGGTGCGCCACTGACAGGCTCGAGCAGACGACACGCGTGTTCGTTCGGGTACGGCTTCGTGTCTACGAACATCACAGCGTCCTTCATGTCCTCGTCGCTGAACTCGTCACGCAAGTCCATACCATCGACCAGCACACCGAACTCGACCAGCGTCTCACCGTCCTCGGGCTTGAGGTTCTTCGCCGATACGTTGTCGGGCACCCCTACCTGGGAGTACTCGTACAAGTGCCAGCGGGTGATGTGCCGACCACCGCCAGAGCCGGGTACGCCCTTCCACTTCTCTGCGGCGAACCCGATCGACCAGTACGGCATGTAGTCGTCGCGCGCCTTCTCGAACAGACGCCGCCCCGTGTTGTCGGGAGGTGTGAGGTGCGAACCGTCATAGTACTGGGTCGTGGCGATGATGCCCTTGTGACCCTCTGCGTCCTCGCCGACCTCGAGCCCCAGACAACGTGCGATAGGCTCACCGCCCGTGTCCGGGTCCTTGCCGTGCTGTTTCAGGACAGAGGGTACACCATCGAGTACCATCCCGCTCGGGTCCATGATGTCGCCCGAACGGTCCTGCATGTCGGTGCTGATGAAGTGTCGGACGGTCAGGTTTGACTCGTCCGCATCGAGCACCTTCACTGAGAAGAACTTGCGCTCCAACATACGCTACCCTCCTTTTGTCGGGCGCGGTTTGTGGAAGATACACCCGAACTTGTGTACGAGGAAAACTACACCATTCCACATGTCAAGTTGGGCGCGGGCATCCGGGTTGTTGCAGAAGCCGTAGTTCTTGACATCGCACGACTCACACGAGGCGCACTTGCCGCTGTCATTGGTCTGCTCCTCCTGGGTGGGCTCTGCCTGAGTCTCTGGTGTCGTCTCCACAGGGGGAGACTTGACAGGTGCCTTGACCCGCGTCCTCTTCTTCTTCGCCGCCATTCCGCCCTCCTATATGTTCCCGGCTTTCATCAGCCGGCGTGACTGTACACCGTCTGCCGGCGGTTCGGGTTCGGGACCCGTAAACCACCAGTACGGTGAGTTGTTTCCGCTGTCTACGTTGCTCACGTGACGCACGTCAATCCAATTGCCGTCATAGGTGAGGTCGCTGTCGCGCACGTTGAAGTTCTGCTTCACCTGCGCAGACTCGTCGCATCGCACTCGCGCCTGTGTGCCGTTCACACGCGACCGGATGTTGATGAAGTTCGTCCCAGTGCGCACCGGAGCCTTGCGCCAGATGCTCAAGCCTACCTCGTACAGATACACGGTGATGTTCGTCAGCACCGCCGTCAGGTACATCTCCTCTATATCGAACGGCGCTTGGAACTCCACATCGGACTCGAACGTGACGCCATCATCCGTAGTCGTGAGGCGGTTGTGTACGATGGGCGTGATGTAGCAGTGAGCAATGGCGCCCGGGTTGTTCATCTCAAGGTCGTACACCTCGATCGTCGCCGGATTGCTCCCGAGCCCCATCCACGACTCGCCAAGATTGTTGACCTTCACGTGGCTCGTTCCAGGCGTGAAGGTCTGCGCGACATCGACGCCCGCAGTGTCCGGACCATACACAGAGAGCGTGCCGCCAGATCCACCATTTCCTTGGAAGGTCATGCTCCCAAGGTTGTGGTGCGCACCTGACCACTGCAATCGCATGAACGACCACGACTCCGGCACAATCTCCGACGAGCCCCAGCTGAACGTCGCCGTGCAGTCGTCCGCCGCGGTGTCCGACCCAATGCGGATATACGAGAACACACCACGACCGCCCGAGCCGTCGCTGATGTTGTTGTTCTGCGTGTTGAACGTGATAGTCGCGCCTGACCCGTCGGTCGTACACTCACATATAAACGAATTGATGTCCTGTATCTGCGCGGTCAGGTTGATGGTTGCCGTGCACGTGGCGATCACCACGATGTACATCTGCGCGCCGGCGAGACAGCCCTGCGCACCCCACCCGGTCGAGCCGTTGATGTTGTACGTCCCGCTCGCGTTGATCTCGTAGTTGATCCGGCGCCCGTTGCCCCAGATACGTCCGCTGAGTACGAGAGGTGTCCCGGTGCCACGCACGTATATGTCGTAGAACGAGACGCAGTCGAGCTGGGCGTTCACATTCACATCGAGCTGGTGCGTCGTGCGTATGTCAGACCCAAGCGAGACGACCGCGAGCGTGTTCGTGATGTCGAGGTCGTAGAACGCGGCGGTATCCTTGTCGCACGTCAGCGTCTGCGCTCCAGACCCTCCCATGATCACGGTGCCGATACCCCACGACACTGTCGCGGAGGCGTTCACGATCAGGTCTCCGGTGATGGTTCCGATGCTCATGCCCGTGTTCGTGAACGTCCCGCCGGCGCCGATGTTCAGGTTCCCCGTCACCGACCAGTTCCACCATGCTGAATCGAACGAGCCGCCGTTCACGTTCCAGTTAGCGTTGCCCACGTTGACCGAAGCCGCCTGTGTGATCGCGATGTTGTTCCCTGCCTGCTGGTCAATGCCCTGTGGCGAGAAGGCGACGTTGATCGTGCACGTACCCGACCCGGACGCACTGTCGAAGATGGCGGTGTCTGCGGCACCTGGGACAGACGCACCGCCACCCCCACCACTCGACGTACTCCAGTGGTTCGTGTCGTTGACGTTGCCGCCCCCACCGACCCAGTATCTATTCGCCACGAGTGACCTCCCTTACTACTTGATGCGTGACTCGACGATGGCGATCAGCTGGCTCTTGACGGTTGCCGTGAGCGCCGCGATCTCATCGGGCGTGAGCGAGGCAGACTGCGCGTACTCTACGTGAGCGTGGTCCGCCTTCTCGAAGCTGAAGCCCGCCTGGACGGTCACCGCTCTGAGAGTGAGCTTGTAGTCCGTTGCGTCATTGAGTTCCCTGAAGTCACCCTGCTGTGCCAGTTTGATCTCTGAGCCTTTCATGGTTCCTCGACCTCCGTGAGTGTTTAAACGCTACGCCGAAACGTAGTAGCCGATGAGGGTGATAGCACCCGACCGTATTGCGGGCGTGGTGCCGACCTGTCTGACTGACTTCCACCCTTCCTGTCCGAGTTTGAAGATGTCGAAGTCGGTGCCAACGAAGTCCGACTCGTCACCATCGTACGACTGCATCCGCACGGTACCTGCCGCGTTGATGCGAAGCTCCTGCACGCGGACGTTCTGGGGGATGGTGTAGTCACCCGCCGACACGTCCACACTCTCTGACCACGTTTGTCCGGGTCGTGCCATGTCACTTCCTCCTGATGTATGCCACTGTACAGCGGCAGTTGACGTTCTCCTCAGCGATGCTACCTAGTCCTGGCGCTTCCATCATGTCGTTGCCCACCGCAAACTGCTGGTCGAGTGGGATACCGTCCACGTAGTCTTGTTCGGCGAGGGTGTGAGTCTCGCGCACGTGTGTGTCACGTGACGACACCCAGACCTTCAACACATCCTGCTCGAGCCCTGACTGACGGACTGCTTCCAGGTCGGCTTGATTGCTCGCGGCGGTCGCCTCTGTTCGGGCGATGAGTGGTGCGCGGTACTGTTCAGCCTTGGTGAACATCGCCCCCAGTTGGTCAGACACTGCCGTGGCGCCTATACCCTCTGCCCACGCCGATGTCAGGATCTCGTCAACAGCCTCGAACGTGGTCCCGGTGATCTCAGCACTGAACAGGTCGAGACGATTGCCCAGCAGTTCCTGAGCCCTGGGATCGTTCACGTTGAACAGGAACTCCAACTGCTTGACACCTGCCTCGAGCCGTTTCATCTGCTCGGTACCAGCGTCCTCCCAGATGTACTCGAACACAGGACCAAACGCCTCGCGCGTCTGCTTCTCCCAGTACAACGGGTCGAAGATACGGCGCACGAGCCCGTTGACCTTCACGAACTGCACACGGGTGCTCTTGCGTGACTGCGCGAACCGATTGACTATACGACGAGTCTCCGCGACAGCCCGCTCGATGGTCTGTTCGGCCTGCCGTTTAAACAGCTTCTTCGCGGTCCTGAGGATCAACTTCTCGTAGGCGGCGTGCTGTCTGGTGTACGCCTTCCACACAACGTCGAGCGCCTTGGTCGAGGTGTCGTTGACGACGAAGTGCTTGGCGCCGTTCCCACTGGGCTCACCATCACCATACTGTATACGGTTGATAGGGAACCACGGCGCGTCACCCCACTCGACCTCATCGAGTTGCAGGCGAGCCCGTTCCTCGTTGATGGTCGTCAGCCCCGTCTCCAGGTTCGTCTTGCGTTCCTCGATGTCAAGTTCACGCTGCGAGATGTCGGGCAGACGGAAGTCGCATGTCAGGTTCTCGTCGTACATGGGCAACATGAACGCCTCGATGTACTCCTCGATCAGCATGGTCTTGCTTCGGATCGTCTCGTTGTAAAACCCCTCCTTGAGCGTCTCCATGTTCGCACGGTTCACGTCTTTCACCAGACCCACCAGCCCGGCGGGTACATCGTACGCGGCGAGGAGTTTGTCCTGTTGCTGGTCGGTGACTTCGGTGAGCATGAGGTCGGCGAAGCTCTGGGTGAGAGGCTTGCCCAGTTGTAGACCTGAGTGAGTCACGAACAGCTTGCCAGCGTTCTTCGCCCCCTCGAACGCGGAAGCGATCTGTGACTTGATCTCATCGACCTGCGTCTCTTTCAGTCGCTCGTCGGTGTGAAGGTTCAGACCTGGGACCGCTCGGTTCTTGAACATGTTGTACTGCAGTTTGTCGATGTAGTCGTCAATGCTGTACGGGTAGGTCTGGGCGCGCAGGGCGCTCTGACCCTCGAGCGGTGAACGTGGTGACGGGTACCGCATGTACATGACTTCCTCGACGGTGAATGTCTGCTTCACCGTACCGTCCTCGTACTTATACCCGCCGATGATTGTCTTGGCGTCAGGTATCGGGGTGAGCGTCGCACTCGACGTGAGGGGCAGAACGTAGATAGACTCAGGTATGCCCAGCGGCCCCTTCGGCATGTACCACCCACACGACCCGCCCAGTTCCATCTTCACCAGTGTGTCGTACCACAAGGCGAACCGGACGGTCACGTTGTTCGGACGTTGCATGAGCGTCAGCCACGGGTGCTGGGTCACGGGTTCCTTCTCGACCTGCATCTCCTTGAGGTACAGCCGACGCTCATACTCCGACTCGCACTGCCTCAGCCCCTGCTTGACCGACTTGCCCTCGAGGAGTTTCCCCGTCTGGGTGTTGCGGTACACATACAACTCTAGGGGTAGCATTGCGACCGACCTCGCGATCTTGTCAATGGCGATGTACACCCAGGACTTGTACGCGTTCACGTACGTCTGCCAAGTCCAGTTGGTGGGCAGTGAGGTGTCGTACCCGATCGCCAACGCCTGATTGACGATACTCCGAACTTGGTCGCCCTGCTTTTCTTCTGGCGTGGCTCGCTTGATGTCTAGTCCAAAGAATCTCATACGCTGAATACTCCCGGTGTGACGGTTGCGGCAAGCTCGAACAGGCCGTACTCAGTAGCGTTGCAGGCATGGTCCATGAACTTCACCGGCTCATCGAGGGGCTCCTCGTCCTTGTCGAGTTTCCATTTGTACGTCTCTAGCTCGTCGATGAGGTCGGTGCTGTCTGGGTGAATGACCATACGTGATCTGCGAACGTGGTCGATGCGAGCCCGCACGGCGTTTGGTTTCTTAGCGTTGGTCGCTGGTCGTATGTCGTACCCCGCCTGACCGATCTCCTCGATGCGAGCAGGCTCGGCACTGTCGGCGAAGATGGTCACACGTTTGTCCACCTCGCGGTCGTCCATCATCGCAATCAGCTGTGTGTTCGTGAGCTTGCGGTCATAGATGACCTGCCGCACGTGAGGTATGCCGTCAGCGATTGTGATCTCGACGAGGGCGGTCGGGTTGTTAAACCCGAAGTCCATACCGTACACCCGCTCGTCGTACACCTCTGGCCACTCGTCTGCGTCACCTACCCGATACGAGCCGGCATAGATGAGGTGACGACGACTGCCCCACATCCCCTCGCTGTACACGTTCCAGTAGTCCTCATCGACCTCTTTGATGCGTTCGAGTTCGTCGATGTAGTCCTGGTCGAGGAACCGATTGTCACGCCATGTCGAGTGGTGGAAGTAGCGGTTGTCGTCACGGCCCACCCCCCAGCCCGTGTACGCGTTCTCGAGCGGCTTGTGGTGGTCCTTGTAGAGTGAGCAGGCAACCGTGTCCGGGTTGTAGGTGTACATCGTCTGCTTGTACGTTCCCAGGTTCCCACGCATTCGCAGGTTCACTTGCTGTCGGTCAGCTCTGGTGAAACGTGTCGCCTCCTCCAACCAGAACCCAGTGGGCCGCTCGATCGACTTCAACTTCTCAGGCTTGTCGAGGCCGGCGCAGTGTATGGTCGAACCGTTGACGAAGTGGAAGGCGAGCATCGAGCCTAGTGGTTTCATCAGACGGTCGAGGCCGCCGAACGATGTACGCAGGTCGTTGAATAGGGTGAACACTGAGCGGCGTACCTCTGGCTCTGTCTTGCACAGGCAGACGAACCGATGCTTGAGCCCGCGTTTAAACCCATCGAGTACCCGCAGGAGTATCTTGCGAGCGGCGAAATGAGACTTCGAGGATCCGGCTGACCCGTACATGTGAAGGTGCCGCGCCCGGTTCGTGTACAGAGGCACGAAGCAGTCGTTCGTGATAGCGGCGAGGTCAACGCGGATGTCGAGGTCCATCAGTTGATCTCCTCGAATGATGTCTCGTCGTCGGGGTTCTCAGCCGTCAGCGAGACACGTACCGTGCTGTCTAGTGACCCGCCCAGGACGAGCTTCTCGACGTACCCCCTGTCCTTACCCCTACACTTGAGCAGGAAGCACGTGGCCCATCCCTCTGCGTCTGTGACGGCTTTCATCAGTGACGACTCTGCCACGTCGAGCATCGTCTCACGTGCCTCGATGAACGCGTCCTTGACCCACGGCAGAACCTTCTTCCAGTTGTTCACGGTGGTGTAGTGTACACCCAAACACTTGGCGACCTGGGACGCGATACCGTAGCATTCGTAGATCATCTCGCACACGTACTGGGGCCGCTGACCATCGAGTATCGGTCGCTTCGTGTTGTTCTTCACTCGACCCTTGTATAGCGATGTCTCACGCACAGCCCGTTCGATCATGGTCGGAGGCGCTGACGGTGAGGCCGCCTGCTTCTTCCGTCCCGGTTTCTTTTTGCCGACCTTCGGTGCGGCCGATCGTGTAGACTTATGCGCTCGAGTTTTCGTAGGCATAGCGATTCTAGTGCTTGACAAAATAGAGAAAGAGCGAGCCGGGCTATTCGCCTAGCTCGCTTGTCTGAGGTCACACTCACCCATGCCTCTAATATATCAACATGGGTCGGGGGATGTCAACTCACCTACATGACCCCCTTACTAATCAACGCCTTACGAACGTACGTGCTCACCGATTCGTCACCCGCGTCTCGTTCGAGACGACGATACTCCTCGTCAGTCACGAGGACCTGGACCCTCGACGACCGTCTCTCGTCACGGGGCAGTCGATGCTTGCGACGCTTGCCCATCACTCACCTCCTGGTCGATAGATGATACGGTACCCGTACGACTTGATCGGTACACAGTCGAACCGCGCACGGGCTCTCGCTATGAACCACGCCTGCTTGCGAGCCTCTGGTGGATGGTCGAGCAGGTACCTCGTCTGCTCACGGTCGAGCGTGTGTATCGGCTGACCGTTCAACAGTACGTCACTCAACGAGTCCTCACTCACCTCGTGACGACCGTCAGCAGGACACGCAGGACACCTCGTGATCTCTCTCGACGCTGGGTCGAGGTCGAACTCCTCACGATGGTCCTGCACGTACTGGTACCCCCACGACTCGAAACACGACTCACACTTGTGTAGCACTTCTCGCCTCCTCTCGCTGTGTTTAAACGCTGGCACTGGGGGGAAGGGGTCTACCACTGGGGTGACCCCCTCCGCGCGGTGTCAGACTAGCCCACGTGCCTCCTGACGCGCGTACACACCTCGTCTGATTCGAGGTCGTATACCACCCCGTCAGACAACGTGACCTCGACACACTCCTCGTCCTGGTCCAGGTAGTAGTGCAGGTCAGTGACCACACCCTGCTCGGCGTACTCGTGGTGTAGCCGTACCGTGTCTCCCACTCTCAGGTCGAACAGCCGAACCAACTCGCCGGCGGAATCGGGGACTACCATCTCAGTCCCGGCTGGTGTCGCCTCGAACTCGACCGACCACACTGAGTACAGAACCGTCCGCAGTTCACGGCCGACGAGGGTGTGAACCACCCACTGCTGATGGCGGGGGCTGTACCGTAGAGTGTACAGGCGGAACCCGGAACCAGTCCTCCGCGAGAACCACACACCACCCGTGTACGTCTGGCGGTCTACCAGCCCCGTGACGGCCTTCAACTTGCGACCCGTGCCCTCGATGGGCTTACCACCGTTGCCCAGCCTCACGGTCATCGATACACGCTCTGTGCCGCCTGTCAGCATCTCCCACTGGTACCCACGTCTCCGTATCATCTCGCCCTCCTCGTGTGTAGTTGATGAACTGGGGGGAGGGGCCGAAGCCCCTCCGCTCGGCTCACCCATTGACCAGACGAACCACCTCGTGACGACCGACCGTGATACCGCGCTTCGTGGTGTCACACCAGAACGTCACCGTGCCGTACTCCTCGTCGAGACGAATCCGCTCGACTGAGATGAGCGCCCCGCCGTGGAGGTCAATCAACTGCCCCACCTTCACCGCGTCTGCTGTCAGCCAATTCTGTGCCACCCTACACCTCCTTGATGATGTTTAAACGCTCTCGACTCACCCTCGTGTAAATGAACTGGGGGGAGGGGCCGAAGCCCCTCCGCTCTGTTCACCTACCCAGCGATCTTCATCGGGTGACCGTTGCAGGGGCAGATGGGGGCGCCCAACTCGCCCAGCCACTTGCCAGTCACACGCGCGATGTACCCGCAGTCAGGACAGAACACTTTGATCAGACGTGTACCCTGCTTCGGTGTGGTCGGGGCCATCCCGGTCATCGCACCGTGCGGGTAGTCGCCCAGCACCTTGACCTGCTTCTGGATCCACTCGACCAGTTCGGCACCTGCGACCGTGGCGGTCATGTGACCCTCGAGCCCCAGTGCGACCGCGCACTTACGGAAGATAGGCCCGTGACCAGCGGCGTGACCGACCACGTGGTGGACCAGTTCGTGAATGAGAACGTCAGCAACGCGCACGCCGTTGTCGAGGCGGGGGTTGATGAAGATCTCAGTGTGGTCATCCTTCGACACGACTGACGACCAGCACTCGCCGATGCTCTTGCCCTTGGCGCCGCCCCGACCCGGCCAGCCGACCGATACGCGGACTTTGCTGAGGTCGAGTTCGTAGCCTGCCTTCTTGAACAGGGCCACCGACTTGCGAGCCATCTGACCGAGCCACAGTTCGCGGGTCTTTGTCTTTGCGTTCATCCTTCTCCTCCTTGATACTGGTGATGGTGATATGAGTAGAGTTGCGTTAGTCGCCGAAGTAGTCGCTGATTGACAGTGAGATCTCGATGCTCTTCGCGGTCACCCCGTACTCGTTGTACACGTTCTTTGCGACTTCGTACAGTTCGCCGCGTGTGAGTGTGTGACCCTGTGCCCGTGCTTCGTTGTTGATTCTGCGCTCGAAGGTGGTCATCGTTCTCTCTCCTCTTGGTGACGTTTAAACCTCTCCCCCTCTTCACTACTGAATATACTCTACTCTACTCAGATATTCCAGGTTCTCGTATCACTTTTTCTTAACAGCGGAATACACCACCAGAATCGCCCCATACGCTCAGGAATCGCTATTCCCAGGCGACCCACTCTACCCTCGACCGCCCTGCCTTCGTGAAGGAGAACCGTCTCCGGGTCGCCTCTGTGTAGATACCCTCGTCTGTCTGTACCTCGAAGCACCCCGACCTGCTCGAGCCCCTGGGAATCGGCCTACATGCGAAGGCCGACTGCCAGGACCACGCCCACGTCAGTATCGCCTGCAGACGTTCGACCGAACCGACCGTCAGCCCCTCGTACACCTCTGCCGGGACATCGACCCGCCAGCAACGGGCTGACCCGTTAGGGTCGAACCCGTGCCGGCTCTCAGGTCTGTCGAAGAAGTCGCAACGCATCTTACTTCGACCCCTTCTCTGACTTCTCAGTGAGCGAGGAGAACACGCCGAGCAGGCTCATCTCGGAGTTCGCCTGATCGACCTTCTTCTGCGCCTTGTTCCTACGGCCGGCGATGTTGTTCCGTTCCATCAGTATCGCCGCGCGGCGCGTGCGGAACCAGATCCAGCTGTCGTCGTAGGCACCCTCAGGAGCGATGCGCGTGTCCCATGACATCCCGATCACCTCGCCAGTGTCCTCGTTCTCCTCAGTATCTATCGAGTAGTACTTCACCAGTGTCACGACCTTCACCCGATCGCTCTTCGTGATGCGGGGGTGGGTCAGTGCCACGTCAGTTGAGTCGAGCAACACGGCGTCATCGAGACGGCTCGACCACTCGCGCTTGACCCAGCTGTGTTCCCCGTTCGGCAGGTACGAGAGGTACTTCCCGTTGCGGTTCATCACGACAGCCACCGTGTCACCCTCGACCTTGCCAGCCCTCTCTGCCTGCCTGCTCGTCACGTACACACCCTCGATGCTCTTCTTCCGTATCATCTCTCTCCTCCTTGAAACTGGTGAATGTGTTTAAACGCTCTCTCGTCGATACCCTCGCGGGAGCCCCCGAAGGGGCTCCGGTGGGGGTACCTACCCATTGTACCGCTCGTAGAACGCCAGCTCATCAGCGTTGTCCTTCTCGACCCGACTCAGGTACTCATCGAAGCTCACGACATCACTGTACAGCCATGAGACGAATATCGACTGCGCCTCGCATGAGACATCACTCGACCCGATACCCTCCTCACTACCACTCGTGAGCGCCTCGACGTTGAGGGCGGTACGTGCGGCGTTGCGAAGTCTCTGCTGGGCACCGTAGTTCTGACCGTTGTACCACGCCATGTACACGTCCCATCCCGGGTCCCGGTACTGGCCGACGAGTTCGGTGCCTTCTGGGGTCACGGTGAAGGTGATGGTCGAGGCATCGACCACATACGAACGGAACCCCAGACCCGAACCGCTAGCCATCACGTAGTTGCCCTCGAGCGTCTTGGACATGAACCCGTACGTCCCCTTCGCGCTACGCAGGACCAGACCACCATTGTCGTCAACAGCGACGAGCTCGCGCGTCACGGTCTTCTTGTCGTTGGTGTCCCAAGCCGGGGCGACTGTCATCTTGATTGTGGCGGTTGTCTGTGTCATCTCTCTCTCTCCTCGTTTCGGGTGTCGGGTCCATCCCGACCCTCACTTACAATTATAGTATACTCTACTCAGATATTCCAGCTTTGGGTAGCAGTTTTTCTTAACAGCAGAATACACCCCAGGAATTGCTGTTTAAACGCTATACGGCCCGCTTTTTGCCCCCACCCCTCCTGAGCCCCTTCTCCCAGGCAGAGTCCTCGAGCCACTCGTCACGGGTCAGACCGTACGACTGACCCACCGCCACGGCCCTCTGGTCGGTTCTCATGTTGACCGACCTCAGGACCAACTCACCACCCGACCCGACCGACAACCACACAGGCGCGCGGCCCTCCGGGTCAGGACAGGCACGGTCGATGACGGTCAGTGCGGCGAGCAACCACTTGCGGTTGACCACCACCCGTACACCTTCACCCTCTGCCCGTAGCCCCTTGCGTAGTGCTCGACGTACACCATCACCGTTCCCCCGACGACTCTTGACCACGCGCGTCACGTCCTCGCGGCGTGTCTCGTCACGTACCCGAACCGACACCACGTCATCGTCGTCTTGAGCATCGACCATCTCGAGCCGACCGCCGAACATCTTGTCAGCCGGCACCGTCACGGTCGCCAGCCCCTTCGCCGGCACCGAACACTCGACCGACCCAGTGTCGGGAACCACCGCTTCGGCTGACACGTCATCGGGTACCGGACCAACAACTACCGCACCGATACCTGCCGATGCGACAGACGCCGACCCGTCACGGTGTAGGTTCACGACTTCGGCCCCCGCCTTCGCTAGACTCAACTGCCCCTTGCTCAAGATCATTCTGGCTCCTCCAGTCCGATGGTCAGGTAGTACTTCTCGTGTACATAGTCGATGGCCCACGAACGACCCGTGCGATTGCTCAGTGCGATGGTCACGAACCATGCGACATCGCCGCCGTGTCGAACCGTGAACCGGACCATGACCCACCGCGGCGTAGCCGATTCGATGGTGGGGTACATCATCCCCTCCTGTAGCATGTTGAGTTCGACCCGGAACACGTTGGCGTCTGTGTTGATCGCGATGTGGTACTCTCTCGTCTCTGCTCGTCGGCACGTCATATCATCACCCTCCCCAGACGCTGAACCTTCTGGAAGGCGTACCCCTGCTCGACACCCCGACGAATCCCCTGCTGTACCTGTTCCCAGGTACACGTCCACGTGTGTCTGATCTTGTTCTTCTGAACGTACGCCCACCGCATACGCTCGGGCCGCTCGAACCCGACCTCGCCCAGCGTCTCCATCACGTCACGCAGTCGGGCAAGCCCACCGATCGACGCACGACCTCGAGCCTCGTCATACATCAGCCCGAACATCGCGTCACTCGCCAGCACCTCCCACTTGTGTATCACCCTAGCACCTCCTTCACCTGCTTGAGCAGGTCTACCATGATGCGTACGCTCACTTCGGGTATCGACACGTACCCGTCCGCCGTCTCCTCGTCTGCCACTTTGGTCAGGTCGTGTGCGACCGTCTCCAGGTACTCGCTCGCCTGCTCGCGTGTCATCACCCACCCCCTACCCAGTTCTTAATATAACCTTAATACCCAAAGAGGGTACTAGCTCCTGCCGTATGTCTGTCTGTGTGTATATGTATAATTATTATTTGTAAACTACACTCAGATAGTAGTCACCAGTACCCTCTTTCGGTATTAACTTCGTATTAACAAGCGGGGCGCTCTTCTCGTAAGTCATTGTTTTCACGAGGGGGCGATTAGCCCCCCCGCTACCCCTCCCCTACTGTCGCAACAGAAGGAACTCGAGCCGGGCCGGCTCGTTGACGAACGCCCCGCGGATGGCTGACGTGACCATCACACTGTCACGCTCACGTACACCACGGGCTCGCATACACAGGTGCTGTGCCTCGATGAACACCGCAACACCCTTCGGGTTCAAGCATTCCTCCAGGGCTCCGGCGACCTCCTGGGTCAACCGTTCCTGTATCTGTAGTCGTCGGGCGTACCCATCGACCAGACGGGCCAGCTTCGAGATACCGACCACCCGCCCATCGGCGCTGGGGATGTAGGCCACGTGTGCCTTGCCGACGAACGGTAGCAGGTGGTGCTCGCACACCGAACACACTTCGATGTCTCGCAGTATCACCATCTGGTCGTACCCCGCCTCGTTGCTGAACGACCGCTCCAGGTACGACTTCGGGTCTACCTTGTATCCGGCTGTCAGTTCACCCCACGCCTTGAGGAACCGCGCGGGGGTGTCCACCAGACCGTCACGGCTCACGTCCTCGCCAAGGTACTGCAGGAGCCGTGTGGGGATGTCCTCAGCAGACCCCTCGACCGTACCCTCCCAGGGAAACACGTACCACGTCTGATGCTCCTGGTTGCGTTTGTCGAGCAGGGCGACGAAGGGTGTGTCCGGGTAGTTGTCGAGGTACCACGTCATCGTCGCACCTGAGTCGATGAGGTCGTCCACGATGATGGTGGCGTCCTCAGGTCGGTCAACCACGGTGCCGGCAAGCACTGGGGCGAGAAGGTACGCCACGGGTACACCACCGCGGGGTACCCCGTAGATCCTCGCCCCGGTCGGCAGGTCGTGGTCGCTCGCCATCTTCACGACCATCTTCATCACCTCTGAGTTCTTTAGCATCTCCGACATCATCGTACCCCCACGAGTTTGTGCGTCTGTACTGACACACGCCAAGGAGGGCCGTATCGTCTGACCTCAGTCAGAGCCCCATCGAACGAGCCCTCCACACCGTCGATGGGTTGAATACCATACCATAGAGCGTCGAAGTGTCGCACGTCCCAGGGTGTCGCCCTCTCTTGGAACGGGTACAACAGTTTCAGCGACCGCACACACGTGTCGTCGTACACGTGCCAGTTCCCTTTCGGCGAGACGTTTAAACGGGTCGTCGGACACCACGCCGGGAACCGTACCGTGCCACTCGTCTCGAACGTCACGTCATACCGTAGGGAGGAGAGCGCCGTGTACAGAGGTCGGCAGTTCTGCTCGAGCGGTTCGCCACCAGTGATGACGACGAGTTCCCCCTGCGCGGTGGTCAGGTCAGTCACCATTCTGATCAACTCCTGCTCCTTCGCTTTGAACTTGCAGGTGTGGTCGGTGTCACAGAAGTCACACCACACACTGCACCCCGCCAGCCGTATGAACACGGCCGACCTCCCCGTGTCGATGCCCTCTCCCTGCACCGACCGAAAGACCTCGTTTACCTTATATACCATGCGCGGTTGCCCTCACTCTCTTGTACCATCACCTGCGTGCATGCCTCACCCAGTAGGTCGCAGATCCACTTGGCGATGTTCTCGGCGGTGGGCTGTTCGACGTACTCGTTGATCGTCCGGTGGTCGAGTCGCCCGTGTATCTCTCGCTTGATGAGGGCGAAGTCATACACCATACCGTAGTCGCTCAGACTATCGTCGTCACACTCCATCGTGATCTCGATGACCCAGTTGTGGCCGTGCGGGTAGGTGCACGGGCTTTCGTACGGCAGGTTGAGATGATGAGCGCCGGCGACTTCCATCCTCTTCGTCACTCGGAACATGGTTCCTCCCACTGGGTCGGGTCCTCGACCCCCGCCAAGGTAAACGCTTCGGCCCGTTCGACACACGCCCCACACCGACCGCAGTGCTTTCGCCCACCGTTGTAGCAGGTGTACGTCAGGTGCATAGGTGCGTTCAACTCGAACCCAGCCTTGACGATCTCAGCCTTGTCCATGTCACTGAACGGGGCGACGATGTGTACACACTTGTACGTTCCCAGGGCCGCGGCAGAATCCATCGCGTGTATGAACTCAGGGGTACAGTCGGGGTAGATTGCGTGATCGCCTGAGTGCGCACCGATCGTCACGAGTTCGAGCCCCATCGACTCCGCCATGCCCACCGCGTACGACAACATGATACCGTTGCGGAAGGGTACGACCGTCGAGCGCATCGTCTCGTCCTCATAGTGACCTTCGGGTATCTCACCGCCCTCGTACATCAGTGTGCTCTTGAACCCACGCAGGTGCAGTTCGACCTTGACGAGTGTGACCTTGTAATGCTGGGTCACGAGTATGGCGGCGGCCCGCTCACGGTCGTTGTGTTTGGACCCGTACGAGAAGTTGACGCACACCACGTTACCAGCCCCGTGCTGTGCTACGTTGTCTGCCAACAGCACCGTGCTGTCGAGCCCGCCGCTGAGTACATGAAGAACCTTCACGTGTCACCCCTTTCGTATGCGCGTTGCAGGTTGTTGTGTGACGAGTCGGCCGACCCACTCTCGCAGGCGGCGTACGCCACGGTAATGTTCGGTATGTCAAGGTCAGGGTGTATCGCCGCGACCGCCGTCGATGGTATCGTCTCGAGCCGCTTGGCCCACCTCAACCAACTCGCCGCGGTGATCTGACCTGTCGAGCAGAGCCTCTGCTGTCGGCGCCAGTTGACCTCCTTCTTCAACTCACCGTAGTCGAAGCCCAACTCTGTGACCTGCCGGCGGAACTTGCCGGCGAGGATGTCCTTGCGCTCTGCCTTCTTCCACCCATCGTGGAAGAACTGAATGAACCCGTACCGACAGCCGTTGACCCACGAGGTCGAGTCGAACGATGTCGGCTTGAAGTACAACACGAAGTCACGGTTGGCGAACCCCAGCCAGTGTATCGGCCGGCCCTGACGTACGTCCTCCTCGAACCACTTGACGTAAGCCGCCGCACCGGGAGTACCAGCCACTCCGCCCAGACCCACGAGGTCAGACACCGCATAGAACTCGTCGAGCGTCTTGACATCTTCACCACGGGTGAACACGGGGATGGGGTTTAAACCCCGTTGCAACATCCGGTCCAGGTTCTTCTTCGTGGCGGTCGGGTCCCCGATCACGTCGAGCATGAAGTATCTCTCGACGGGCACTGGCGGTGACTTCACGAACGCGCAGTACTCGTCGAAGTCTACCTGCTTCCCCTGCTTGTGTGCGGTGAACGCCCCGCTGTCGAGGAACAGACGGAAGTGCTCGGGACCCCACGCCAACAGGTCGCGCGCCGTGTTCTTATTCCAGTACGCGTACGAGATCAGGAGTGGTACTCGCCACTTTACTTGATCTCGACGTTTAGGCCTTTTGATTCCACCCATAGCTTCAACATCTCCTTGATCTCGTCGCGCTGTGCCATGTCCATCACGAGCACGATCATCTTCCCCTTGATACCAGACTCCTTCGACTTGATCTTGTTGATGCGGTCGATGTCCGGTTCCATCGTGATAGCCCGGCGCTCGGCGTCACTGAACCCCGTGCGACCCTTGTACCCCTCGAACGACTTGGCACCGAACAGGTCGGCGAGAAGGTCGTCGTCCCAGGTGGACCACTCGCTCGCCTTGTTGTCGGCGAGGGCGAACGCAGTCGCCTGTGCCTCACTCACGAACTCCTGCTTGACTGCGGGTATCTTCTTCATGCCCAGAAGTTTTGCGGCCTTGTACCTCGTGTTGCCCGCCATGATGATACCGTTCGAGTCGATGACCACCGGGATCCGGAATCCATGCTCCTCGATGATGGTCGCCAACTTCTTCGCGGCCTCGTCGTTCGCGCGGGGGTTCTTCTTCCAGAGCTTGACGCTCGAGATGGGTACCGCCAACGCCTGCAGGGGGTGTGGTATCAGATAGTACTGTGAGTCCCGATTGACGGGGAACGCACCACCTGTCTTGACTGTCTGCTCCTTCTTCTTCTTCGCAGGCACTGCTCTACCTCCTAGGTTAGAATGTGATCGACGCATTGAGGACGGCCGCCGCGAGCCAGTACGCGACACGCCGCCAGTCATGGTAACTCGCATACACGATCGCGCACGCGATGTACTCAACGATGAATATGGTCGGTAGCCATTGGGTCGGGTGTAGTCTCATTAGTCCATCATCCCTGATAGTTCAAGGACCTCTGCCATGTCACCAGCCAGCGTCCAGCAATGCTGTCGGCCGACCGTGACGACCTTCGCCGCTCCGAGCAGTACGAGGTTCTGCAACAGCCGCTTGACGGTCGGCCACTCAGGTAGACCGATCACGTCTGCGAGTTCGGCAGATGTCCACGCACGCTCACGTCCACCTCGATACATACTACACACGGCACGGTACACCCCCGTAGGGACTGACCCCTCTGCCAGTCGCTTCACGACCGACAGCTCGGAGTGTGTCACGACCGTCTTGCGTCTGAACTGGGTGACGCCCATCGCCGCTTTCGTGATCTGTTTGATGAGTCGGGTCGGCAGTTCGGTGTACGGTATGTGTGTCACCTCACGCTGGGCACTGTACCGTTCACGTGTCACCACACCACGAAGCCGACCGATCACCAGTGCCATCGCAATCAGTCGCTCGGCGATGTCTCCCGGTACGTCAGGTGCGGGGCCGTAGTCATAGTTGAGGATCTCAGCTGACACCTCACGCAAGTCGGCACCGATCTCGTCCTCTTTCCCCACGTTGCCGTGAGCCCGCTTGAGGAACTCGCGCTGATCTTTCATGCTCGACGGGATGGGTGTACGGAACCCAAGGAACCGCTCGCCCAGTTGTACGTGTTGGTCGTAGTACTGCTCGATGGCTGGGGTCACTGCGGCCAGTACACCGAACGTAGCCTTGATCGTTTTCTTGCCGATGTTCCCCAGTACCCGCTCGGCCTTACCATCGTACGCCGCGCGCAAGATACCAAACACCTCCTCGCGTGTCTGGGCGGGTAGGTTGAGGACGGTCGTGAAGTCTTTGACGAGGAGCATCTTGCGGTGTAGTCGTTTGAGCAGAGACGGGTCAACACCTCCTGCCATAGTCGCCCCACTGATGAGCCCGGCAGGTGTCAGGGTGTCGGTCGTCTCGATGTTCTTGCACCCGTCGAGTGCCATGATCGGTACCGTCTTGAACCCACCAGGAGGAGCGATGATGAACGTCCACAACGGGTCGCCCACGATACGGTTCGCGATGACCGAACCGTACACGATGTCGAGTACGTCGAGCATGTTATCGGGCAGGTGGAACCATCGACGGTACCTGCTGTACACCTCAGTCGCTTCGACACCCGGACCATCGTACTTGGAGCCCTTCCCAGGGTCGGCGGTCACGTCGAGTCCCGGCGGCACTGGTGAGAGACACCCGTCGAGTTCTCGCATCGCCTGTGACCCACTACGGTGCGAGGCGATGTACACGTCACGAACGTCCCACCCCTTCGGGCGAGCGTCCGGCCACCGTACGAACCTCATCACCTTGACGGTATCCTCGAGCAGGCCGGCGAGACGTTTCGCCCCATCACGTCCCGGGTCGTCGTTGTCGAACGCCACGACCACATCGTGACCGTCGAACATCTGAACCCACTCCCGTTTAAACGACCCCGCTCCCGGGCAACACAGGGCGAGCGCGTCTCGACCCGACTCCTTGATGATGGTGCGCAGGGCGATCCAGTCCCACTCACCCTCGCACAACCACACCTCACCCTTCCACCCGTCGAGTTCCTCCCACCCCGCCAGACCGATGTGTAGCCCTGCGGTACTGTTCACCCGACCGCTGGCGAGTTTGTAGTGACGGAGGTCCCAGACCCCACCGCCACCGTCAGCATACCACACGGGCATCACGTATCGGTCGGACAGTTCATTGTACCCCCACCCGGCTTTGCGTAGAGCAGAGGTCGGCAGACCTCTATCACGAGACAGGGCGACAGCCCGGCGGCGGTTCATCGCCGCCACACTCATCTCGTGTATACGGTGGAGAAACGTCTCGATCGTTCCCTGTTTATGACACGACTTGCAGTCCCACTTCAGCGAGGTTGCGTTGACGTATAGGTGCTTCGCCTTACCGCAGAACGGACAGGTGCCGACCCACTGAGTCGAGGCTCGTCGTGTGAACTCAACCCCGTGCTGACGGAACGCCAGCGGGGGTTGGTTTGTCACCTGTGCCTTCTTCGCCATCGCGTACCGTCCTGTCTATGTGTCGGTTGAATTGCACGGCCTTACTACACCATAGTGCCAGTTGCTCGAGTTGGCGTCGAGTGAATCTGTCCTGCGCCGGCTCGTGTTTGATACGCGTGGTCGAGCAGACCTGCAGGATCAGGTCTCGCCTCCCCGGTTTCATTCTCATACATTGACCTCCTTCACAGCGTCCCAGGTTGTCGCAGAGATCTTTGGTTCGATCTCGAGCGGTACTTTGATCTCGTCTATGTCTACCATCGCGCGCCGTATCTGCTCAACGATGTCTGGCAGGTACTTCACGTACGGTCGTTCGATCTCGAACATGATGTCATCGTGAACGGTCAGTACTGGGTACACACCGTCCATCGGTTTGAGCCGGGTCTGGCCCCGCTTGATGATGCCTGCGGCTGTTCCCTGGATGTAGTAGTTGAGCCACGCATACACCTCGTCTCTCTGGATCCGAAGCGGGCGACCGAACGGGGTGACGACCTTGTGACCGTCTCGCTTCACCTTGTGTATGCCCTCACGGTTCAGTGCGGGTGCTTCGGGGAACTCACGACAGTACGACGAGTAGCCGACCATCGCCTGACTCACGGGAAGGTCGATGGTCTGTGCAAACTTCTCCGCAGAGCCACCGTACCAGATACAGAAGTGGCCGTTCTTACCAGTACCGTATCGAGCCTCGTCCCCCTTCTTCGTCGTGAACTGTCTGGCGGTACCCTTCCAGAAGTGTTGGTTGGCGACGACATGGGGGTGGTGTCCGTCTCGCATCAAGTCCATCATCTTCTGACAGCCCGCCGCCTCGATGAGCAGACGCAACTCGATACCCGCCTGATCACACACCATGAGGATATGACCCGGGCGAGGTCGAAAGCATCGACGCGCCGGCACTGGGTAGTTCTTCTGCCGGCCCGTCTCCTCATCGAACACGATGTCCGACTTGCTGACGTTCTGCAGGTTCGGTTCGGAGCAGGCCTCTCGACCTGTCACCGCGCGGTTCGTTTGAATGTTCGGGTGTATGATGTTGTCGCTGTCCATGAGGTTGAGGTACCCCGTGATGATACCGTACCCCTTCGTGTACGCGCGGTGGCGTTTGATGATGTCCACGGCGGGGTGGTTTAAACGGGCTATCACCTCGTCCTTCGTTGACGGTTTGCGGGTGCTGGTGTACCCCAGTATCGGCAGGCGCAGGTGACTGTACAACAGCCACGCCAGTTGATCGGGGGACCGCAGGTTGATCTCTGTCCCGGTCACGTCGAGCAGTTCACGCTCGGCCCGTATACACTCAGTCTCTAACCACTCGAGCAGGTCGGCTGTGCGCTTCGGGTCAACCATGATGCCCCGCGCCTCCATGTCGATGGTCGGGTACACGATGAGGTTGATCTCGTTGCGGTAGTCGTCGTACAGCTGACCAGTTATGTCAGGGGCGAACACCATGAACAGGACGATCGTCCGCTCAACGTCATACTCCTGGTACGCTCGCATGAGGTCATGTGGTACACGGTGGTACCCACCCATCGTGCGAGCGAGTCTCTGTACCTCGTGGTCAAGGTCGAGGTCGTACGGGTTGTCACTTCGAGCGGTGAAGGCGTATGCGAGTTCTCCCAGGGCGTGCGTGTGTCTGAGGTTGTCGATCAGCTGTGACATGATCATCGTGTCATGCCACACGGTGTCGGGGTGCCACGTGTACCCACACACCCGGAGCATCGTCAACTCGAACTTGAGATTGTGGCAGACCTTCTCGATCGACGGGTCGTCGAGCCACGCCTGGAGCCGCGGGTCCTTCTTGTTCGGGTCGATACGGAACGCGCGCTTGTTCCCCTCTGTGTCACACGTCTGCCATGCGAAGATCTTGTCGCCAGCATACGGTCGAGGACCCACCCCGATACGCGCGTCCGTTTCAACGTCAAAGGCTTCGACCCTACCGACCCTCATAGGACCCCCACGGCGACGAGCAGACCACCAATTGCGAGGCCCACGAGAAGGTATACACCACGTGTGAGAACCCAGTGCCAGCCCGTCTCACCCAACTCGAGGAGCCGCATCTTGCCTAGGGTCTGAATCACTGGGGCGCCGGGCTTCGCGGTGCGCAGGGCTCGTCGTAGGTGTCGCCCGACCTTCGCCTCTGCCGCTCGTCTCGCACGGCGCCTGTTCCACCCCTTCTCCTCCATGAGGGCGATAGTCATTGACTCAATCGCCGCCAGCAGTTTGTCTTTGCCCTTCATGTGTTCTCCTGAAAGTGAGCCGCCGCCAGACGGTCTGACAGTCCCTATACCAGATAAAGTCCCTACCCGCACGGTCATGTCGGCGGGCTAGGTGTCTGACGGCGGCCGTGTGCTACTTCGGGTCGTACTCAACGTGTATGTGCGTGCTCTCCAGAACCACATCGAAGTCGGCGCCAAGATGTTTCTTGAGCCGCTCAACGAACTGCTTGATGTTCACGTTCACCGGGAACCGAAGGTCGAACGCGCGACCACTGGGGTGGAACGAGGCGTAGCCGTGTGTGCCCTCACGTATCGAGGTGACGACCATCTGATCCTGATCTTCGAGCGCCCAGAACTTCGCGCACTGGCGCAGACCCTCTGCCGCCTCTGGTACGAGTTCACCGCACACGCCCTGTTTAAACAGTGTCTCCATCTCTCTCTCCTGGTTGAGGTGGGCTAGACAGGAGAGGGGACGACAGCCCCCTCCCCCATGCGGCCCACCGCTACTTCTTCTTCCTCGAACGAGGCTTGCGCTTCGGTGCCTCGACCTTCACCACACTGTCCTCCAGACCAGCGCGGATGAGCAGGTCGATCGCGTCAGCACTGACACCATCGCTGGGCGACTCGTCCTCGAGCCCGTCAACGGCGTGCAGTGTGTCCTCGTCGATGGTGTCGGGCCAGAACACGTACTCCCCGATCTTCTCCTTCACATCATCGAGTGACATACCGTCCTCGACGCCCTCGACGTTGCCCTCGTCCACACAGAACGCGAGCAGTTCGGTGCGAAGCACCTCGTCGTCGTCACCATCTTCCGGCTCGCTCGGTGTCTCGTCGGCGGGCTCCTCATCAGCCGGCTCCTCTTTCTTCGCCGACTTCTTCGGGGCGCCGTCCTCGACCGGACCCACCTCGATGACGCTGATCGAGTTGAACACACGACCGTCTCTCCCGGGCCGCTGTTTGAACTCGAACTTGTACTCCCGGTTCTCGCCCTCGATCGCCGACATGGTGTCCACGAGGTCGGGTACGAACACCCACGTGTCCTCGCGCTCGCACGCCTCGTAGTCGAACAGGTCGTCCGGCATCTCGTACCCGCACGACTCAACGAACGCCCGCATGCGAGCGATCAGGAAGTCCTGCTCGAGGTTGAGGAAGTCACGTGCCTGCATACCGTGGCTCTCGCCACCTTCGATCACGAAGCACCTCTGCAACATGGGTCGGCCGGCCTGCGCAGACACGAACACCTTGCAGGTCTGCAGTCGCCCCTCGTAAATCCCAGGGGGCGGGTCGGGCGGGAACTCACCACCGTCCATGTCCTTCGCTCGCTCTGACGCCTTGCGAGCCGCATCGACTCTCTCTTTCATTGCGGGGTCCATCTACAGCCCTCCTTATCGCTTTGAGTGTTTGCGGCGACCCTTCGCCGCGGTTTCCTCTGTCAAGGCCTTGTTGGCGATGACATCGGCGTATGTCTCTGTCTGCTTGTTGTTGAACGCCGCGATGAGATTCGCATAAGCCTCATCGGCGCTGTCACCCATCGGAATGCGCACAACCCGTTCTCCCTTCGGGGTGCGGAAATGGTTTTCAGGATTCGCCTTGGCCATCACGTAGTCGTCACCGATGATCTGCAGGTACCTGTGCCGACCTACCATGTGGTAGTACCCGATCACGTCTGAGTTCTCTCGGAAGTACTGCAGACACTGACCGCCCATGTTCGGCTCGATGCGCCAGATCTTCTGACCCGTGCGCGTCTCGATTTCGGTGAGCTTGTCGTGAGCGACGACACAAACCACGAGCCCGGCTGACGCGAGGTCGAACTGCACCTGTCGGTACTCGTCGGTCACAGCCTTCCAGGTCGCCCCGAAGTCGTTGGCGTCATGGGGGTGCTTCACACCCCTCTGCTTACACACCCACTCCAGACAACGCTGGTACGCTGGGGTGCCTGTGTCGAAACACACGGCACCGTAGTTGTGGTCGCCCTCTTTCAACATGGTCACGAACTTGCGTGTCATCTCCCAGTCGGTGAGCAGGGGCGTCCGGTAGATCTCGAGCCCCGTGTTCGCCAACTCGAACGAGAAGAACAGCGTGTCCGTCTTGCCGCCGAACCGAGCCATCAGTGACGACTTCCCCACGCCGCCCTCGCCGTACACGAACACACGGTACTGCGCGAGGTCGTTCGGTGGTTTCGACTTCACCGTTGGCAACTTCAACCGATCCGGAGCCGGAGCCCCTTTCGTAGCCGGGCGCCCTGCTACCTTCTTCCTAACCACGCCCATCACACACCTCCTTGATTGAGAGTGAATCTATGCGCCGCAGTTCCTCATCGACCTCCTTCCAGGTGTCACACAGTACCCAGCCGCGTAGCGTGTATACGCGGGTCTGTGTACCCCATGATTGAGTATCACCTAGCCGACTACTGCAACTCTGGAAACAGCGTGTCATTCTGTCTCAGCCCTTCTATGTTGTTGGTGGCACACCACCCAAGGAACGTACACCGATACGGCTTGTCGCAGGCGGTCGTGTTTCTCCAGGTGGGGAGCAGACCACTCACGCGCATGTCGAGTTCCATCAGCTGTGCTTCGAGGTCGTGTTTAAACCGTTCCCGGTCTGAGTCGGTGAACTTCACCTCGCCCCGTATGAAGAAGTGCTCGGGACGTTTGGCAAGGTCTGCCTGCAACGACTCGCGCTTCTTGTGTGACGGGTTCCTGATCACATTGTAGATCACCCCGTCGAGCCGTTCGCCCGTTGCGAGTTCGTACATGAGCAGGTAGAACTGGACCTGGGAATCGAACGACACCCGGAGCCACAACGAGTCCTCATCGATACGGCTCATGGTCTTGTGTTCGAGCAACCACCGTGTGCCGTCCTTGGCGGTGAAGATACCGTCGAGCTTACCCCGCAGACGCCAGTCACCGAACCGACACTCAGCAAGGTGCTCGAGCCCTGTGTATTTGTTCTTCTGCCAGTCGTCAAGATAGTGGTCGATGTACGCCACCATCACATCGTACGCCTTCGTCGCCACACTCTCCCACTCCTCAGCACCAAGCACCTCGTAGAGTTCGTCCCGGTTCTTCGTCAGGTGGGCGTCGATAGCCGTGTTGACCGCATCGCGGATGTCCTCGTACGTCCCCGTGTACACGTCACCGTAGACCGTCTCGAGGATGTCGTGACACAGTGACCCGAACGCGGTGCTCTTGACGATACTGGGACTGTACCACCTGTCGGCCATCAGCGCCGCCTTCACTGGGCAGACCGCCGCCGCCGCAAGGAGTGACTGTGTCACCCCGTCACTGCTCATGCTGTACTCATCGGGCCAGATCGACATTGAACCACCTCCATAGTTGAGTGACTACTCTATCGTAGTGTGGCGCCGCGCGCCCACCTTTGCGTAGTAGAGCCGCAGGATGAAGCATACGAACACCATCGATATGACGCTGTAGGTAACGCTCAGACACGTCACCCACAAAGACCACAAGTCTCGGACTCGCCGCCCGTACGACTTCGAGGACGTGAGGCAGGCAAGCGAGTACCTCGTCAGGGTAAGGAGTACGGTTGTCGCCGCGCGGATGATCTGTAGGGTGACAGAGAACCACGTTTGTGAAGGCGCACCTGAGTCGGCACTCTGCCTCTCGGAGCATCTGGTCGAGGAGCCTGCCGCTCGGCCCGACAAACGCCTCGCCCAATGTGTCCTCCACCTGTCCCGGCCCCTCGCCCACGAATAAGACATCACAGGGTAACTCCCCTCTGCCCAGTACCACATTGCGGCGCGTCGAGTGAAGGCGACAACGTGTACATCCTATAGCCTCTGCAACACACTCAGACCAAGACCGACTGCCTCGCGTACATGGTCGCCCAGCGGCTGTGCGATGCCCGCCCGTCTGATTCTCAACTCGAGCGCCTTCTCTGTCAGCTGACCCTTCCACTGCGGGTCTATGACGTATACTGCTCTTCCTAACTCCTGACATACTCTGATGTACCCCCCGACGATGTAGGCGAGTAGCGATAGGTTTCCACGTGTACTGGCCGCCCATGAACGGGCTGACGCAAACGACCTCACACCCTCGATGTACACCGGACCATCTGGCAGAGCCAGGAGCCGGGCGTACACCCACGAACACAGCACACCGACACGTACGCAGTCGTCGGTGATCTTCGGACACTTGCAGAGGTCGGTGAACTTCAACCGACCGTTGCGACTCCACACGGCGATACCAGTGTTCAGTCCCGGGTCGATACTAACCATGTCTGACCTTCGCCCCCTCGACTATACGTTTCATCATCTGACTGCGCCGCTCTTTGCCACGCAGACTCGTCAGTATGTCCTCATCGATCGTGTCCTCAGCAACGAGGTCGATGATCAACAGCGACTTCTCTTTGCCGACACGAACGATGCGATCCTCACTCTGGAGTCGTGTCTCTAGTCCGCAGGGTGTCGAGTAGTACACCATCGTGTCGGCCTCACCCAGATCGACACCATGTTTAAACACCTCCGGCTGACAGATGAGCACCCGGATCTTGCCGGCGTTGAACTGCTCACGAGCCCACTCGCGCTGGGGTGGTGGTACGTCACCACTGATGATTGCGCTCTCGACTCCCTGCTTCCTGAGTCGGTCGTATATGTAGTCGAGTTCGGTGTGGAACACCGCCCACACCACGAGACGTTGACCCGCGAGTTCACCCGTCACCAGTTCCGCGAGTGCCCTGACCTTCGCATCGTCAACGGGTATCGGGTCGTCGTGTTCGACGGGTACCGAACCACCCGTCAGCCGGCGCATCCAGATGAACTGCTGGGTCGCCCAGATGGTTGACTCGTTGAGGTCGTCTATACTGAGGATGAACTCGTCCTCGACTGTCTGGTACGCCTTGCGTGCCTTCGAGCAGAGTCGCACCTTGCGGGTCTGGTAAAACTTCTCGCCTCCCAGGTTCACGTCATCACGTGACAGGAAGAAGGCGACACGCTCGAGTACGGCCGCAAGTCTCCTCTTGCCCTGTCGGGTCAGGAACCACACGTGCGAGTCGGGTCGGTCCTTGGGTAGAGAGAACCACGCCATACGCGTCTCGTAGTAGTTGCCCGGAAGAAGTGACGGGTCGAGGAACATCAGCTGACACAGGTACTCGAGCGGGTGCTCTGGCGCTGGGGTACCTGTCAGGACGAGTCGGAGTATCGTCTCGCGGAAGTTCTGGGTGTAATACTTCGTCACGTCTGCGCGGGGGTTCTTAATGAAGGTACTCTCGTCGATGATGACCGCATCGAAGTGGGAGTTGGCTAGTTCTCTGATCACACGATGACCCTCTTTGTTGATCAGACACCAGACCCTACCACGTGACGGTACCTCGCTCGCCTGTTTAAACGCCTCCTGTAACAGAGAGAGACGAGCGGTGCGAGTCCCCACCAGACTGAACACCGCCCGCTCCCCCTCCTGCGCCAGTTGGTCCGCCCACCCACTGAGCGCGGAGTACGGCGCCGCCACCAGTATGAACGAGGCACGACTGACCTTGACCCTACGAATGGCGACCCGTGTCTTGCCAAGTCGCATGTCGATGTATAGGGCTGAGAACTGCCGTGCCAGGGAGAACTTGAGCGCGTCTCGTTGGTATGGTCGAAGTCGTAGCATTAGCGAGTCTCCGTTTTGTAGTTCGGGCACCCCGGCGCTAAACCGGGATGCCCTTCACCGCTGCGGGTCGGGGTGCCACCTACGCCGCGGCGGATTTCTCTGTCGTCACCTTACCCTTGGCATCGCGGTACAGACGTACGATCGGGTTCTCGTCAGCCTTCGCCAGCCCGGTCCATATCGGCTTGCGACCTGAGTTGATGTCACCACGCTGACACGACAGGTACATCTTGATCTGCTTCTCGTTGCGGTCGGGGTACTCCTTCTCGATGATCTTGATGATCTCCTCGTCGGTGTGCGCCCGCTCACACAGAAGCTCACACACGCGGCTCGTGGCACCGATCTTCTTCTCCTTCTTGGCGACGACCTTCTTCTTCGCCGGAGCCTTCTTCTTCGCCGTAGCCTTCTTCGTGGTGGTGGTGGTGGTTTTCTTTTTGGCGGCCATCTCGCCCTCCTCTGGTTCTGCCAACTCATCGTCGGCGGGTATATGTATGGTAATAGGTACACGTGTCATGCCGTTGAAGTCATCGAGCCCATCTGCCAGTTTCATCGCCGCGGCATACCGACGCTTGAACTGCTCACCCAAGTCACAGACGTTGTACAGATCGGCATCATGTTGCATCAGCCCGTACCGCGCGATGACCTCTGCGTGGTTCGGGTGTAGACCATCTGGAACGGCCCGACCGAACACGCGCTGGAAGGCGACTTCGGTCAGGTCATACTTCACCCCCGAACTACGAGCCTCGCGCATACTCCTCGAGTACTCCCAGTACCGGGGGAAGAACTTGCGAGGGTAGCGAGTGATGTCTTTCTCGCTGACCTCGACGATGGTCGGTGTGGTCGCTGTGCGTTTCTTTCCGGGCATCTATGCCCCCTCCGCCAGCGACTGTACATCAGACACCTCGTCGTCACGCTCGCGCGAGAACTGGCCGGCGACTGTCACTTCGAGTGACGGGTCGTCGGGGTTCTCGTCAGGCACGTACGAGAGGTAGTCGTACAGCGATTCGTTCATGGGTGGCACCCCTTCGTTTGTGGTAGGTGGTCGGGACCCCCCGACCGTCACTACAGAATATACACACGAACACGGGGAAAGTCAATGTTTTCATTCACCCGAGTTATAACCCATTGATATACGGGGATATAGAGTATGTGGTGGCGGCTAGTTCTGGGAGTTGTTAATACAATCTTAATACCACAAGAGGGTACTGTGATCATCTGAGTGTAGTTTACAAATAATAATACTACAGATAGAAAGAGAGGGGATCTTGCGACCCCCTCTTTCGGTATTAAGATGGTATTAACTTCTGTCAAGCTACTGCAG